GCTGCGCACGAGGCCTGCCCCGCGCTGCCGTTGCCCGACAGCCAGCGCCTGCTGTTGCCGGCACCGAAGGCCGGCGGGCGCGAGTCGTTCCGCGCTGCCGTCACGTCGCTCGTCGAGCAGATGCGCGTCGACGGGCAAGACCCCAAGGGCTGGGCGAAGGATCTGCAGCGGCGCGAAGAGGCCGGCGAGACCCTGCACCAGTCGCAGAAGGACGCGTGGCGCCGCGCGCTGTGGGGGTCCGACATGCCCGAAAGCGTGCTGTTCGCCGGCATCTCGCTCATCCCCGACGAGGTGCTGCCGCCGGCCATGCGCAAGCACGCCATCCCGGCCAGCATGACCTTCGACGAGCAGGACGACGCGACGGCGAACGCCGAAGCGCAGGCGCTGCAGTGGGAGGCCCAGCCATGACCCTGACCCCTTGCATGGGCGGCTGGTGCACGAGGCGCGACCACTGCGCGCATTTCCACGCAGCCAGTGAACACCACCAACCCGCCGAGCGCTTGTGCCCTCCTGGGCATGACGGAGTCGGCTTGCAAACCCTGGAGCACATCGACATGACCCGTCCCTACATCAGCGCCGAATTGCGCCGGCAGCAGGCCCTCGAGATCCTGCGCGACGGCATCACCATCGCCGAGATTCGCGATGCGCTCGGGTACGCCAGCAACGAGAACGCGACCCGCGTCATGGATGCGCTGGTCTACGCCGGCCAAGCGTTCCATGCGCGCGCCAAGGCCGATCCCGAGTCCGGCGGCCGCGCGTGGACGACGCACTACTTCAAGACGGCCGAGGCGCGCGATGCCTACGTCAAGGCGAAGGACAAGGCCATCGCCGAGCGCAAGAGCGCGCGAAAGAAGGCGACAGCCAACCGCATGCCGTACTACATCAAGCGCAACGCCGAACGCAAGGCGGCGCGCCAGGCGAGGGTGCAGGAGGACGCTGCAAAGCGGGCCGCCGAGAAGGCGCAGCGCGAGGCCTTGCAACTGGCCGAGGCCGAACAGCGCAAAGAGCGCGCCCGCCTCGAGCGAGAGGCGAAGGCCGCCGCCAAGCAGCGCGAGGCCGCTTCGGCCAAGAGTCAGCAGGCCCGCCTGAAGGCCGAGACGAAGGCCGCCGGCCTGATGGCGCAGCTCAAGAGCAACGCCAAGGCCGCACCTGTCGTCATCAAGGCACGCGGCCCGGCGTTTGTCGATGGCCCGGCCGACATGTCGCGAGCGAAGATCACGAAGCTGCCGACGCCGCCGGATCGCTTCGCGGTCACGAAGGCGCCGAGCGTCATCTCGTCGGGAGCATGCCGCTCCTGGGCTGCGGCGGTGGCAGCATGATGCCCGCTCGCGTGCTCGCCCAAGTGCTGCGCTTGGGGTCTCAGTGGCTGGAGGTGAAGGCCGCGGCGCTGCGTCGCACCCATCCCGCGCGCCCGCGCGCATTTCCCCGCATCACCGCCGCGGCGTTCTGGTGGACCTACATCCTGGTGGGCATGCCGCTGCTTGGCTGGGGGCTGAGAGCGCTGATCGAGGCGCTGGGGCTGCGGGCATGATCCACGTCCCCATCCGCACAGTCCCCGGACTCAACGTCCGCGAGCACTTCGCCGTCCGCGCCAAGCGCGTCAAGGCCGAGCGCACGGCCACTGCAACCGCGCTCTACGGCAAGCCCAAGCCGCCCATCCCCTGCAGCGTGCGCCTGACCCGCGTTGCGCCGTCGGCCGGCGTGGACGACGACAACCTCGTCGGCGCGCTCAAGGGCGTGCGAGATCAGGTCGCGGCATGGCTCGGCGTCGACGACAAGCACCGCAACCAGGTGCGCTATGTCTACGAGCAGAAGCGCGGGCCCTGGGGCGTCGAGATCGAGTTCGGCCAGCCGGTGTCGGGCGCGCAGTTCACGCTGCTACTGCCCGAGCCGGAAGAGGAGGGCGCGTTTTGAGCTGCCCCGCCTGCACCGAAGCCGCGGCCGTGGAGTCGCACCAGTTCGCCGCCGGCTGCCGCGGCTGCGTCGCCCGCGGCCTGGCCCGCATCTTCCTCCGCCGTGGCGAGCGCGGCCGCAAGCTCCGCATGGCCTGCGAACAGGCCGGCGTCACCGAGCAGCAGGTGCGCCAGGCGTGGGCCGCGGATGCGGCGAACCCGGAGCGGCCGTTGACGAAAGCTGACCAGGAGGCAAGTTCGTGACACGAAGTCATCTCACCCGCACAATGGCGGCCCATGTTCAAGGCCTTGCTGATCGCTGTCTCCATCGCCATCACCACGGCGCTGGTGCAGCTCGTCATGGCGGCCTTCCCCTCCGGCGTGAGCGAGACCAGGGCCGTACTGGTCGTGCTGCTGGTGCTGCTGAACCCACTCCAGACCTACTGGCTGCTGAAGAAGCTGGCCGGCGGGCTCTGACCGGGAGCTGGTCGTGAGGGCGCCGCAGATGGCGCCGGACTGGCACCAGGTGCTCGATCAGCTGATGCATGCTGGCCTCAGCCGCAGGGACATCAGCCAGCGCATCGGCTGCGACCTCACGCTGCGCATGATTGCCCACTACAAAAACGGCGCCCAGCCGCTGCACTACCGTGGCGAGGCGCTAATCGCTTTCTGGTGCGAGACGCTGCAGCGCACGCGCGATCAGCTGCCGGTCGCGGCGGTGGTCCGTGGGCACCGGGTCAACTTCAACCGCGACCCGAACAACGCCCCGCAGATGCGCGCGCCGCTGCCGCAGTGGCCGCCGATCCACCAGATGGCGAAGGCGACCAAAGCGCGCAAGGCAGCAACTGCGTCGGCGCCGCGGAAGAAGGCGAAGGAGCCGGCGTGACGCCAAAGCAGGAGGCCTTCGTCCGCGAATACCTGGTGGACCTGAACGCCACGCAGGCGGCGATCCGCGCCGGCTACAGCGAGCGGACGGCGAAGCAGATCTCGCACACGCTGCTGGGTCGGCCCGAGGTTGCGGACGCCGTTGCCCAGGCCATGAAGGCTCGCGGCGAGCGTACGCAGATCACCGCCGACCGTGTTCTGACGGAGATCGAGCACATGGCCATGCTGGACCCAGCCGCCCTCATCAACGTCAAGCGCCCAGCCGACATCGCCAAGCTGCCCGAGGATGTGCGGCGGGCCATCGTCGGCTGGTCGTGGGATGCCAAGGGACGATTCCAGGTGAAGCTCGCCAAGGAGGCCGCCTTGCAGATGCTGGGCCGGCATCACCGGCTGTTCAATGACAAGGTCGTCGTCGAGGTGGTCGACCGCGCCCAGGCCCTGCGCGAAGCGCGCGAGCGCGTGAATGCAGGACGCAGCTGATGGACCATATCGAGAAGCAGCTGACCGAAGACATCGCCGGGTTCCAGCACGATCCGCTGGGCTTCGTGCTCTACGCGTTCCCGTGGGGCAAGGAGGGCACTGAACTGGCCAAGCACCCAGGTCCGCGCACCTGGCAGCGAGAAACGCTCGAGCTGATGGGTGAGAAGCTGCGCGACGGCGCAACCGTGGAGGATGCGATCCAGATCGCGACCGCGTCTGGCCACGGCATCGGCAAGTCGGCGCTGGTTTCGATGGTGATCCTGTGGGCGCTGGCCACGCGGGAGGACACGCGCGGCGTGGTCACGGCCAACACCGAGAAGCAGCTGGTCTCTAAGACTTGGCCGGAGCTGGCCAAGTGGCACCGCATGTCGGTCATCCGGCACTGGTTCACCTTCACGGCCACAGCGCTCTACAGCACGCAGGGCGACCACGAGAAGACCTGGCGTGTCGATGCGATCGCCTGGAGCCTGACCAACACCGAGGCGTTCGCCGGCCTGCACAACGAAGGCAAGCGCGTGCTGCTGATCTTCGACGAGGCATCGGCTATCCCTGACGAGATTTGGGAGGTGTCCGAGGGCGCGCTGACCGACGCCGACACCGAGATCCTGTGGCTGGCGTTCGGCAACCCCACACGGAACACCGGTCGGTTCAAGGAGTGCTTTGGCAAGCGCCGCCACCGCTGGGCGCATCGCCAGATCGACAGTCGCACCGTCGAGGGCACCAACAAGGCCCAGCTCGAGAAGTGGGTTGAGGACTACGGCGAGGACAGCGACTTCGTGCGCATTCGCGTGCGCGGCATCTTCCCGCGGGCCGGTGTGAGCCAGCTGATCGGGACCGACCTTGTTGAGGACGCGCAGAAGCGCAAGGCTGACGGCATCGACCCTGGCGCGCCGTTCATCCTCGGCTGCGACATCGCCCGCTTCGGCGACGACCAGAACGTCGTGCGCGGGCGCCAGGGCCGGACCACGCGAGGCATGCGACCCGAGAAGTGGCGCGGCATGGACACGGTCTACACGGCCAACCGCATCGCCACCATCATCGACCGCACGAACCCAGACGCCGTGTTCATCGACGGTGGCGGCATTGGCGGCGCGGTGGTTGACATCCTCAAGAGCCGCAACTACCGGGTCATCGAGGTCAACTTCGGCGGCAAGGCCAAGAACGAGCAGGACTTCTACAACAAGGCCGCCGAGATGTACCAGGCCATCAAAGACTGGCTGCCCACGGCGCAGCTGGACGACGACTCCGAACTGGCCGACGACCTTACGGCGCGCGAGTACGGCTTCGACAAGGACGGCCGCCTGCAGTTAGAGAAGAAGGAAGACATGAAGAAGCGCGGCCTGCCCAGCCCTGACGATGGTGACGCGCTCGCGCTGACCTTCGCCGAGCCGGTCCAGCGCAAGGACACGCGCACTAGCCGGCAGCCGCTGGGCCGCACACGCGTGGCAGCGACGGACTACAACCCGCTGGGCTAGGGAAAAACGTTCGCCCACCCGGGCAGGACATTGCCGGCACTTCCGGAGTGCCGCCGATGTCCTTTCTCCGCCCCAAGATCCAATCCACCCCCGCGCCACCGCCTCCGACCATCGAGGACACCGCCGGTGCGCAGCAGGACTACCAGGACCAACTGCGCCGCCGCAAGGGGCGCGCCGCGTCCATCCTGACGGACCGCAATCAGGCGCCGCCGCAGACCGCCGCCAAGCAGCTGCTGGGCCAGTGATGGACATCGAGGCCGTCATCCGCCGCTTCGAGACGGCACGGGGCAACCGCGGCAACTGGGAAGACACCTGGCAGCAGATCGCCGACCGTGTGCTGCCGTCCATGGCCGACTTCAACACCCAGCGCTCGGACGGCGCTCGCCGCACCGAGCACATGTTCGATGCGACGGCTGCGCTGGCTGCGCAGAAGGCCAATGCCGTGGTGTCGACCTTCGTCTGGCCGTCGAACCAGCGATACCAGAAGCTCAGCACCGGCAACCCGGACCTGGACAAGATCCACAGCGTGGCCGTGTGGCTGGACGCCGCCACCGACTGGCTTTTCCAGGCGCGCTATTCCCCGCGCGGCGCCTTCGAGGCGCAGATGGGCGAGTCGTCGCTGCAGGGCTTCGTGTTCGGTACCGGCAACCTCTACGTTGACGAGGGCTGGGCGGTGGACCCGAACAGCCGGATGCGCCGGCCGTTCCTGCGCTACAAGTCGCTGCACCTGGCGCGGACCATCATCATGGAGAACGACGCTGGCATCGTCGACACGGTGTTCCGGTGGTGGTCGTGGTCGCTGCGCCAGCTGCACTCGTGGATCGAGAAGCAGAAGGCCCAGGGCTTCAAGGTCGCCGACATGCCGACGCAGCTGGCCGCTCGATTGCAGAGGTATCCGGACGAGCAGGTCGAGGTGGCGCACGTCGTCATGCCGCGCGAGGACTACGACCCGGAGCGCGTCGGACACGCCGGCATGCCCTGGGCGTCGTGCTACTTCCTGACCGGCCAGAAGGTCGCGCTGCAGGAGGGCGGCTTCAACACCTGGCCGTTCGGCACCATGCGCTACATGACCTCGCCCGGCGAGGTCTACGGCCGCTCGCCGGCCTGGATGGCACTCAGCGACATCAAGGTGCTGAATGCGATGAAGAAGACGGTCATCCAGGCTGGCCAGAAGATCGTGGACCCGCCGCTGCTGCTGTCCGAGGACGGCGTGCTGGGAGCCTTCAGCATGGTGCCGGGCGCTCTGAACTTCGGCGGCATCAACAGCCAGGGCCAGCGAATGGTCGAACCGCTGCTGACCGGCGCCAAGGTCGAGATCGGCATGGACATGATGGACAAGGAGCGCGAGATCATCGCCAGCGCGTTCCTGCTGGACGTCTTCCGCGTGCTGGTCGAGCACCCGAACATGACGGCCACACAGACGCTGGAGCTGATGCAGGAGCGTGCCGTTCAGCTCGCGCCCATCGGCGGCCGGCTGGAGACCGAGTGCCTGGGCCCGATCACCGAGCGCGAGCTGGACCTGGGCGCGCGCTCTGGTCAGCTGCCGCCTATGCCGCCCGAGATGATCGAGGCCGCTGGCGAGTACCGCATCGAGTACACCAGCCCGATGCGCCAAGCCATGCGAGCGAGCGAGGGCATCGCCATCACGCGCACGCTGGAGGCCGCGCTGCCGATGGCCGAGGCCGACCCGAGCGTGCTGGACGCCTTCAAGCTGCCCGAGATGGCGCTGGGCCTGGCCGAGATCAACGGCGTGCCAGCCAAGTACCTCAACGACGCACAGGCCATCTCCGATGCCAAGGAGCAGCGCGCGCAGCAGGCCGAGATGCAGCAGCTCGTGGAGGCAGCGCCAGCCGTGTCGTCCGCAGCCGCCAACCTCACCAGGATGCAGGCCGCTGGCGGCCGTCCTCAACTCTGACGGAAGGAGCCGGCTATGGGCTGGAACGAAGCATTCGAGCGCGTCCGCGCGCGCCTGCGCAATCGGGCGTGGTGCTACCGAGCGCTGTTCAGGACGCCTGGCGGTGAGCTGACGCCGGCCGCCGAGACGGTCATGAAGGATCTGGCGAACTACTGCTACGCCAGCCGGTCCACCCTCAAGGTTTCGCAGGTCACGCAGGCAAGCGATCCGCTTGCGATGGCCTTCGCGGAAGGGCGGCGCGATGTGTTCAACCGCATCTGCGCCATGTGCAACCTCAGCGCCGACCAGATCGACCGGATCGCGCAACACAGGACGAACGACGAATGAACACCCGATTCCGCTTTCACAAGCGTTA